AGATAATTGGAAAAGAGTATACCAAAGAGCAATTTTTAGAAGCAGTACCCAATGCCCGCACTGTTCCACAAATTTTTATTGATGATAAGCATGTAGGAGGCTATAATGAGTTATTAGATTTTTTAGAGTCTGATACTAATTAAAGGAGACTCACTACTTGGGTAACGGTAACGGCAACGGAAATAATGGCAAAACACAGCCACTTAAAAAAGTGAGAATAGATGATTTACTGACATTCTCACCTATTACAGACAATCAAAGAAAAACATATGAAGCATATAGAGAAAATCAACATCTACTACTTCATGGTGTAGCAGGAACTGGTAAAACCTTTTTATCACTATATTTAGCATTAGAACAAATGTTAGATCCCTCATCAGAGTATAATGATATATTTATAGTTAGATCTGTAGTATCTACAAGAGACATAGGATTCTTACCTGGTGATGAGCAGGAAAAAGTATCACTATACGAAGCTCCATACAGATCTATCTGTGGGGAGCTTTTTGGCATTAAAGATGCTTATGACGCATTAAAACAACAAGGTAATGTCAAGTTTATGAGCACTTCATTTATTAGAGGCATAACACTAAATAATAGTATAGTAATCGTGGATGAATGTCAGAACTTGAATTTTCATGAACTTGATAGTATAATTACTAGAATAGGTAAAAACAGTAAAATTATATTTTCTGGAGATTATACACAATCTGATTTAACAAAAGAAAATGATAAAAAAGGTATAAGCAATTTTATGACAATTTTAAAATCTTTAAAGGAATTTAAAACAATTGAATTTGGTATAGATGATATTGTAAGAAGTGATTTTTTAAAATCATATATTATAGCTAAATATAAACTTGGCTATGAGTCCTAATAAACTAATTTTTAATAGCTAGTATACACATTTAATGAATAGTATATATACACATTTTGATAATAATACACTAAACTATGATCCAGATATATGGCCATGGAATGATTTGGTTTTGGATATTATAACTCAACAGTATCCACAGGTAACAAGTCTTGAAAACATACATAATGAAGTAGAAACTAAAGATTTTGTTAATATTACTAATATGGTTCAAGTAAATTTAAGCTCTTCTAGCTGTAGTAAGATGTTTGATTCATTTGCTGAAACTTATATAGAACCTATGTTAGAAGGTAAAAAATATTTAATTAAAAGACGACCAACTCTTAATTTAGTAATACCCAATCAGAAAAGATTGGGCAGAAGGCTACCTTTTCATCAAGGCATTTTTTATCAAAATGGTAGAGGTCAAGGTACTATATGGATGCCTTTAACAAGAGCATATGATACTAACTCTATGTATGTAGTACCTACAGATAGTTCTAGAAAAATTACAAAAGCAGTACTAAAGAATAGATGGTCTCAAAAAAGATTTGAAGATGAATGTTTAAAAACTGCTTATCCTGTAAATTTGAAAGTGGGACAAGCACATCTTTTTCATCAAGAAATTATACATGGTAATGTAAATAACGAAACTGATATTACTAGAATGGCTATAGACTGGCATATTCTAGTAGAAGGAGAAGAGTATGGAGGCAGACTACCTGGTGGCTTTTTTAGACTACCAGGAGATGTTACTGAATTAATAACTATAAAAGATCATACTAAAGATACTTGTATATGCTATCTTAATAGCAATACAGAATATACTAAAAATATACCATTAAATTATCAAAGAGACATGATACAATCTTTTTGTGAATTACATGATATTCCTAATAACATGTGGCAATTTGAAAATGAACATTTAGATTGGCTACCTATATTTGAAGATTTAATTACTTCAAATATTGATATTATTGTAATGACTAGTATATATTCACTACCTGATGATGTTATTAGAAGAGAAGAGCTTATAGACTTAGCAATTAATAATAAGGTTATATTACTATTTGCAAATGAAGGTTTTTATTTGACTAATGATAATGAAAAAGATAGTATAAATAAATACTTAAACTTTGGGTATAAACAGAAAGGCTGGTATCCATGGGAAACATAGTTTTAGAAAAAACAAGTATTGATTATGATATGTCTTTTGTATACGATATTAATTGGAATACTTATAAAGAGTCACTAAAAGATATTATGACAGAAAAACTAAAAGAATTGCATAAACCTTATGGAGGCATGCCTACCAGTTATAATTATGATAATACAGTAATTTATCAAAAATTTTTAAACAGAGATGAAATTGACTATGAACTACTAGGTAAGCAAACAGGTTTAGATGTATATACCATTTCTGTAATCCAACAAAGACCAGGTAATTGTATACCTTTACATGTAGATAAGTTTTATAAACTAAAAAAACTATATCCTGATTCTGCTGGAGAACCTGTTAGAGCTAACATATATATAGAAGATTGGAAAGCTGGACATATTTTACAGTTTGAAGATGAACTAAAATGGGAATGGAAAAAGAACACAGGATGGATATTTAACGAACATGTTAAACATCTATCAGGCAATTGTGGAATGGAAAATAAATATACTCTTCAACTTTCAGGATTTTTTAAATAATGAGATATACTAATCTGCCGGACAATAAAGATAAACCTTTTGGAGGTGCTTATAGTGTACACGATAAAGAACTAGTTGATTATAGAGATATATCTATAAAAATGTTTACTAGTAGGAATAATTACTCAGTAAAAAATGCAGAAATAATAAAACAAGATTTTTTGCAAAACTACAAGCAGTGGATATTTAGCTCTCATCCTAAAATAAAAGGTATAGAACAATATAATTATATGTGTTTTACACAAGGAACTACAGAATCTTTTTATCAGTTTTATATAAGATATAAAAATAAAAGATTAAGAATTGCAAAAGGAGAATACTTTTTTCATCAAATGATGAAAGGATTATGGTTTAATAGTAAAGATAGATTTGCATGGCTAGATGATGAACCTATTAAAGAAAATGATGTAGTATTACTAAGTGTACCTTTTTCGGATACAGGTGCTACACCTAGAAATCTTGAAAAATTACTATGTGATTGTGATAAATTAAAAGTGCCTGTAATGCTTGATTTAGCTTACATTAATTTAGCAGTAGATATGTCATTTGATTTATCTCATCCTTGTATAGAATATGTAGTATCATCTCTTTCAAAAGTTTTTCCTATAGAAAATCATAGAGTAGGTATTAGATTACAAAAACAAGCTTTTGAAGATCAACTTTATGTTATAAACGAGTATAACTATAATTATATTAATTTACTAAGTGCCTATATAGGAATTAAAATGATGAATAAATTCTCTGCTGATTATGTTTTTAATAAGTATCGTAGTAAACAGTTAGAGTTTTGTCAAAAACTTGATTTAGTACCTTCTTATTGTGTATATTTTGGCTTAGACTACTCAGGTCGCTTTAAAGAGTATAATAGAGGCGGCAATGGAAATAGACTTTGTTTTACAAGAATTTGGGACGGGAGACAAAAATATGAGCTGTAATAACGACTGGGATGAATTAGAAGAAATGATTGTAGGTACAGCAGACTATGCTACACTACCTATACCTAATAGGAGTGTGATGAAATGTCAATATCCAGAATTTGAAGAAGAATATATGAAATCTGTAGCAGGTTTCTATCCTCAACAAATTATTGACGAACAAAATGAAGATTTAGAAATATTAAGTGATACTCTTAAAGAGCTAGGAGTTAAAGTATATAGACCAGATACTCAGTATGCTCTTGAAGATACTAAATCTCCTACATGGGAAGGTAAAAATTGGCACTATCATTGCCCAAGAGATCTAACATTAATTGTAGGTGATAAAATCATAGAAACACCTACGCCTATATGGAATAGGCAATTTGAAACATGGGCATATAGGGATATATTTACTAGAATGTTTCATGAAGGATATTCTTGGATTAAAGCTCCTATTCCTTTACTATTTGATGAAAACTATAAAGAAGATACAAAAGGCGTACCCTCACTAAACAATGAGGAAATACTTTTTGAAGCAGCTAATTGTGTAAGAGCAAATAAAGACATACTATATCAAATATCTAATACTGGAAATAGGTTAGGAGGAGAATGGTTACAACGTATTCTAGGTGAAGAATATATGGTACATATAGTAGAAGGTCTTTATTCATATGCACACTTAGATAGTACTATTGTACCTGTTAGAGAAGGTCTAGTACTATATAATGGAAGTAGAGTAAATTTAGATAATGAACCAGAAATGTTTAAATCTTGGGATAAGATCTGGATCAATGAGTGTGTNGGACCTGCAGAAGCTCCGTTGGGATTGCCTTGGGGCGCAAGTGAGTGGATTGGTATGAATTTTATTAGTATAAATCCAAATCTTGCTATTGTAGATAAAAAACAAACAGAAATTCATGAAAAATTAAATGCTGTAGGTGTTGAGACTATACCTTTAGAATTAAGACATGATAGAATTATTAGTGGAGGCTTTCATTGTGCTACACTGGATCTAAAAAGAAAATGTTAGTAGTTTGTGGTGATAGTTTTAGTTACGGTAAAGAATTAGATAAATGGCCTGCAATTGTTGCTAATAACTTAAATATGCCTTTAATTAATTTATCTATAGTAGGCTCAAGTAATTATACAATATGCCATCAAATTCAATATACATTAGATAGTTTAAATCCTACTTATGTTGTTATATCTTTAACTGCTGCTGAGCGCTTTGAAATTGATTCTAATGAGTTTGGTCCTCCTGCAACAATTAAAGATTTTAAAACAAATATTGATGAGATAACAGAGACTAATCTAAATGCTACTATTAGTTCAGGTAATTTAGTTAGTCAATTACGTAATTCACATGCTGATAAGATAAAATCGTATCTAATGAACTCTTCTTTTCGTTTATCTGCACAAAATCAAGCTTGGGCAATAAATTACTTAACATCCCGGCTAACATGTAAATTTTTACTTTATAGAAACATTTTTCCAAAATATTGTGAGGATATTAGTGAATATAAAAATCAATACTACTATGGTATAAATAATATTATTAACTCTGGTCCTTATGATTACGAAAGTAAATATAACAATACAACAAATCATTTATCCGCAGAAGATAATATAAAATTTAGTAATAGGGTTATAGATGATTTATACAAATTATAGAAACAAACTGTATACACTATAAACTTATTAGAATGTTTTATGATTTAATATCCAAAGCAAAATATATTGTTGACTTTAATGTCTACCCCATGTTATCTTTACTTAATTAAAAAATTTAAAAGTATAAGTAACTTAGTAAAGGATAAAATTGGCATATAACAAAAGTAAAGCTAAAGGTTCAGCATACGAACAAAAAATAGCTGTATTATTAAGTAAAGAATTTGATGTAGAGTTTAGAAGAGTTCCATTATCAGGAGCAATAGACTATTTAAAAGGGGATATATGGACACCTCATGATACTGCATGGTGGCCTTATTGTATTGAATGTAAACACTATAAAGAGATTCAATGGAATAATTTATTAACTTCTAAGACTACTAATATATTTGGGTTCTGGGAACAAGCAGTTCGAGAAGCTGAAGTAATGAAAAAGAAACCTTTATTATTATTTAGATGGGATAGATCTAAAGATTTTGCAGCATATGATGATGATACAGAAGTTGAAGATTATGTAGAGATTTCATCTTTTGGGCACAAGTTTAAAATATCTAGATTAGATGACTGGATTAAAGCAGTAAAGAAAGCTGATAAGTTACCTAAGTATAGAGAAGAGAAGTGATATAGCTATTGCTAACTTGTTTTATATTTGTTATATTTATTTATAAACATAGGAGATAAATATGACTAAATCATGGAATGATCTTGCAGATGTGCAAGAAACTGACTATTCAGAATATAATAACCTACTAGTTATAGATGCAAATAATCTATCATATCGTTGGCTTCGTAGACCTAATCACGGTTCTTTTGGCGCAGACTTTATACGTACAATAGAATCTTTAGCTAAGTCTTATGAAGCTGCTAAAACTATTGTATGTTTTGATTTTGGTAAAAGTTATTACAGAATGGAAATGCTAGATGAGTACAAAGGTACTAGAACTAAATCTGATGATCCAGATGAAGTAAAAAGATTTGAAGATTTCTTTTCTGTACTAAATGCACTACCTGATGATATTCATGATGAAGTAGTTAAATTCAGAGGAGTAGAAGCTGATGATACTATAGCTTGGATAACTAAAAATGTTTCTGAAGACTATGATCATACATGGGTTGTTTCTTCAGATAAAGACTTAATTCAGCTAGTAAATGATAATGTATCCGTATTTAATATTTTTGGTCGTAAAGAAGTTACTGTTCAATCTCTTGAAGAAGATCTGGAAATAACTTCATCAGAGTTCATGCTATCAAGAATCATAGAAGGTGATAAGAGTGATAATATTATAGGAATTGAGGGTATAGGTCCTAAGAGGGCACAGACTTTGGCTAAACAGTATAAGACTTTAGATAATTTAATTGCTGCACTACCAATAAAAGGTCGTTCTAAATATATACAGAATCTCAACGCAGGTAAAAATACGCTAATTAAAAATGAAACATTAATCAACTTAGAACACTGTACTAAAGCAATTATAGCAGGTAAAGATGGAGAAGAAGCTCTTGAGAGACTCACGAATTTGCGAAATTGATATTGAAAAAAGTACAAAAGCAAAACATTTAGAAGCTGTATATAGTCTAGATTGGGCATTTAGTGAAGATACCCATCTAGATCCTTTTTTTCATTTACGTGCATGTATTAGTTCACCTATAAAATTTGCTCCAGGTAAAATGATACCTATACCTACAGGTATATATCCAGCATTGAAAAGTCCTAATTTTAGGATAGAAGTCAATTCATTTACTGATTTAGTGTACGAGCAAGGATTAACATTAGCTGATGGAATATCTACTTTCGAATATACGTTTAGAAATGAAATATGGCTTTTAATTAAAAATAATTTTGAAACAGCACAAATCCTACAGCCAACTCAAAAAATAGCAACTTTTTCAGTAAACTATCGTCCACAAATGGTATTAAATTACGTTGATCAGATACAAGATATTGCTTGGAAAAATTCATCAGCTAAAAGTTATATTCAAAAAATTAAGAAAAAAATTAATGCAGAACTGTATGATAAAAATTTTGATAAAAGAAGTATAGTATTAGGGTATAGTAGACAGGCAATTGACTCTTATATAGATGGAGGTTTTAACACCACCAATATAAGTAAAGTAAGTGGAGAAACAAAAATCCACACAAGTAATTTACCAGAATCAAGCGGATTAAAATCAGATGATAGCTAAATTAATAGGATACACGCAAGTATCAGAATCCCCTGGCTTAGAAAATGTACAAGAACTTATAGCATACTGTGCTAGAGTATCTAACCCTTCAAACCAAATAAATAGTGAAACAAGTGAAAAACTATTAAAATATTTAATTAAACATAAACACTGGTCCCCTTTTGAAATGGTCTCAGCAACAGTTGAAATACAATGTACAAGAGATATTGCCAGACAACTCTTACGACATCGTTCATTTTCATTTCAAGAATTTAGTCAAAGGTATGCTAATGTTGATGAATTTGGTGACAATATGTTTGAGGTTTGTGAGGCACGATTGCAAGACCCTAAGAACAGACAAAATAGCATTGAACATGATGATATTGAACTTCAAAAAGAATGGGTAAGTCAGCAGCAAGTTGTAATTGAAGCAACTAAATCAGCGTATGAATGGGCAATCGAAAATGGTATCGCTAAGGAACAAGCAAGGAAAGTTTTGCCAGAAGGTCTTACAATGTCGCGGCTATACGTCAACGGAACGCTAAGATCATGGATTCACTACATTGAATTAAGAAGCGATAATGGAACTCAAAAAGAGCATAGGAAATTAGCAATAGAATGTGCAAAAGCAATTGCTACTATATTTCCAATGGCTAATGACTTTTATACCTCAGAAACATAGAGTAGTAAAATGGGAAGAAAACTTAGTACGGTCATGTCAACCACAAGCAGAGATTATTGTGAAGTGCATTTTGATTATAAAGAAGAGTATGCTTATTTGAGATATTTTACTGAACAAGGTGTTAAATATTTTGAAGAAAGTTTTCATGGTAAGACTCTTAGATATGTAGAAGATGCCGCAGAGAATTGGTCTATAGGTATAAAAAAACTACAATGTCAATAGGGTTTTTAACTCAATACTATAGAGGATTAGGGCATTCTCAACGAATTAAGTTTATAGCAGAAAAAACTGCTGAAACTCATGATGTAGTAGTTATGGATCAACTATTCGATCCGCCTATAGAGCATAAAGTTCCTCATATCGCTTTTTTAAGAGATTATAAAGTATCTAATTTTGATAACATATTTCAATTTATTCAGAGTGATTCTATAATTAATTTAAGAATTAAACAATTTATTGAGACTATAGAAAAATATAAAGTAAAAATATTAGTATGTGAAGGCTTTCCCTTTTGTAGGCAGCAATTTGCTCATGAGTATTTTAGGTATTTAGAAGAATGTAGAAAAAGAAATATAAAAATAATAATATCTGTAAGAGATTTTCCTTGGGATGAACCTCATAGCGGTCAACTAACAGATTGGGTTGTATATACCCAGAATATAGTATGTAAGTATTTTGCAGATTATATTCTGGTACATGGTGATGAAAAATTACTTCCTTTAATAAGTGACAGAACTAAACATGCACATTCAAAACAAATAATAAAAGATATAAAACATTTACTAAAATATACTGGTTATGTATGTGATGAGACACAACCTAAACATTCAAGAAAAAATAATAATATCTATATTAGTACAGGTTTAAATAAAGATGAAGCAGTTACTATATTTAAACATGTAGCTGCCTTAGCATCTGAGTATCCTGATTATAAATTTATAATGCCCTTTGCTAACAGGTATAAGAGTCTGGGAAATAGAAAAAATAAAAATATATACTTAGTAGAATATATACCGGAACTAAGAAGTAAGCTTGCTGATTGTGCTGCATATATTACTTACGGAGGATATAATGCAACAGTTGAGATTCTGAAAGGTGAGATACCTTCTATTATAATACCCAGACAAGATGGTAAAAAGCTAGAACAATTTGTTAGAGCTTTTACTTTTGAACCTTATGATTTTCACAAAGTATTAACTGTGCAAGAAGTTGGAAGTATTAAAGAAGTACTTGATGAAGTATTAGCAGGCTATAAACCTAAATCATTTGAAGATCAATTTAATTTAAATGGTACAACAAATACAGCTAAATTTTTAGGAACTATGTATGACAAGCTCAATACTTAAATATGTAACAGAAAATGAACTTATTTGGAAAGATTTAGTAATAAGATCAGAAATTGAGACTATAAAACTACTTAATAAAAATGCTCAAATTGAGTTTGAAAATCAAAATCCTAAATTTAGTGAATGTATAAGTAAGTTTTTAGAAATAAGAGAAAAAGCAATTAAAAATAGTTATAGTTCATTTATATTTTTTGATACTAAATACCAAACTACTGAAACTAAAAGAGATGATTATATTCGTAAACTTGCAAAAAAATTTAATGATGAAAGCGGTATAAAAGTAACTCCTTATAAATGGATAAGAAGTAGAATGGCATATAGAAATGCTGAACCTAATGCGTGGATATACAAAACTTTACAAGAAAAAAAGAAACTTAGTTTATTTAAAACATGTAACACACTTGTTCTTGTTGGATGTGGTATGAATCCTTATTCTATGTTTGATATACATAAGAAATATAAACATATAAAACAAATTGGAATAGAGATAGATCCTAATATCGCAAAGATAGGAACTGATTTAGTAAAGTATACTGCTGCAAGAAATCATATTAATATAGTAGGTATGGATGGAAAAGATTATGACTATGGACATCTTGAGCAAGAAGATTTAGTATTTGTATCTTGTGATGTTAGTACCGAAAAAATTATAAAAAGAGTTATAGAAACAAGTAAGGCGCCCATATTTATATGTGCGCCTTACGAAAAAACTTGGTTAAAGAATTTAGTGCTTAGTTTAAAAATTACAAAAAGCAGCGTAGGAATTACTTCTTTTGCTGATACTTAATTCTTAATGAGCCATAAATAGTTTTATTAGATATTTTCTTACCTTTTGGTTTAATCTTTTTCTTAGGATATTTATTCGGTGTCCTTTGAAAAACTTCAGGTACAATACCCATCAAACTTTACTTGTTTTAACCGTTTTATTTGCTTTAGAGTAGCTTTTAACCTCTTTAACAGTTAAAGAATCTCCACCTTTATAATAAGCTAAAGTTTCTTGCATTGCTTTAGGGTCATACACTTCACGAGCACCGTAACGATTGTCACCAATCGTTACGCTTTTGCCTGCTCTGAGTGTTACTCCAGCTAGAGATTTAGCCATTAGCTAGCTATACCTTTTGCATTTGGCTTTTTAGGTCCGCCCTTCAAGCCACCGACGCCTGGAATTTTATTACCACTGGTTACATCCATCATAATAGGGGTAGCAGCATTAATTTTTTTTCCACCAACGATAGGTTTATCATAGCCTACTGGTGATGGTCCTAAACCTTTATCCACACCATCAGCAATAACTCCACCTCCTGCGGATGGTTGAGCAGCAGTTACTTGACCATTTCTGGTATATTTCATAGCTTCTGCACTACCTGTTACTGTTTTTGAAATCATTCCCATGAATTATTCTCCTTTATATATTATTAGCTTACGATGGTACGTGCTACAACAGTCTCTGTCATATTACCTGCATTTGCAGCAGCATAAACAAGATCAACTTTACCAACTAATTTAGTTTCGTCTTGCGAATTGACAGGTGGGGTACACCAAGCACCAGCGCCAGTAGAACTGATAGCCATAACATTAGCATTACATGATAAGAACTTTGTACAATCAGACCATACACGCTCAACTGAAGTAGCGTGAGTATCATAAAAATCTGTTGTTGCTCCAATTTTTGCAATAGGTGTGTGATTTTGAATAGCAAAAGTGCCACCACTGAATCTGCAATCATAAGCGTGAACACCACATAGTGATGCAGGTGTACGCGCATCAATAGCCGGTGTTGATGCTGTAGCGGTAATATTAATATTTTGGAAGAAATTATGTCCTCCTGCTACATTTGATCCATTAGTACCTAAAAGAATGGAACCTTTAATTTTTACAGCGTCTCTTGCACCCATGCCTACAACAGTTACGTTGTGAAATGCTTTTTCCTCTTGAGGCCATGTATGTGTTCCGCCGTAGAGTTGAATTGTTGTGTTGGAGCTTTCATCTCCAGAACCACGCTGCCATACACTATGAGGTATATCCGCAACTGTGTCGTAGTTAGAGTTGGGTCCACCAACTGCATATACTATATTTGCCATGTTAATTCTCCTTTAGAATTATATTTATTTAGATTTACGTTTTTTACGTTTTAGAGTTTTTCCTGCCGATCCTAATGCAATAGCAACAGCTTGTCGACGTTGTGCCTCTTTTTTAGTTATACCTTGTTTTTTTGCTAATGTGCTGACGCCCTTAGCACGAGCTTTTGAAGGTTTTTTCATTAGCTCTTTTATATTTGAAGATATGATTTTCTGTGACTTACCTCGTTTAAGAGGCATTTTGCATCATCATATAGGAAGGAGGAAGCTGTACTTCATTACTATTATCTTCCATTATGGTATCCATGCCTGCAAGCTGTTTTATTTTAGCTATATGTGTATCTTTTACATAAGCATGTTCGTCTACCATATCCATTTCTTCTGCTATTTCCATAATCATATCAGCATAGTGTTCTGCTTTATGAACCATTTCATCTGTAGCTGAATTTGCTGCAATAGCTCGTTTTTCGATCTTAAAAATTTGATCTTGTAGAATTGCAGATTCTTCGGCCATATCTACTAAGTCAGGATTATTAGATAACTCAGTATAGAGTAACTGTGCAGTAGGGCATATGTCAAAATGTTTTGTCTGGTAATCCCCTACTACTAGGTTTCCATTAGGTGTCATACTATCTTGTGACGCCATAGGAGCCATCATTGCAGGCATTTCATTAGTAACTGTAGTAACAGAATCACTACCTGAGTATACAAGATAATCTCTAGCTGAATTTATATATGCAGAGGATACAGCTAATTTATTGGTCCACCAAGTAGGTAAAGAAGCTTCTTCATCTCCAGGCAAAGCATTTAGAATATCACGCGCATCTTCTATTACAGTTTGCATCATTTTTCTTGAGGATGCTACATCAGTATGTCCATCTTTTCTCATTTGCGTTTCTTCCTTTTTTTAATATTAAAACCTATTGGTTTAGAGTATTTAACTGGATACCCAAGATTTCTCTCTTTTATTATAAACTTCTCCAGTGTAGGATAGTCTAATTTTCCAGAAGTGGCAAGTTTTCTAATCTTTTCATTACGACGAATGCCCCTATTTACAGGTCTTAAAAATTTATATTTTCCTTTTTTTATTACTACTTTACGACTGCTCATTTAATTTCCTATCTGATTATCTGAGTCAAAAAAAGTACGTTGACCAGTTAATAGATTTTCTTCTGTTTTTTCGATTGAAGAAACAATTTTACCGCACTGAGATTTACATATAGCAAAAGATCTATCATAACCTTTTAAATATTGTTGTAGCTTATTCCAATATCCGTATTCTAAAATTTTATCAAGTGGTACATGAAAAGCATTAAAGAGATTTTCAAATTTTGGAGGATAGTAAAATCTAGAATTGTTTTCATCATAATAGTGACCACCTGTCCAACAACATCTAAAAACAAGACCATCAGGAGCTATATACCATTTACCCCAGTTATCCCATACACATTTAATTATCTTTTCAGCTTTATCCATATTTTCTTTTTTCTTTTTAGAGTGAACAAACTGTCCAGTTTTTGGTGCAAATACATCTCTTGAAGTTTTTACAGTAGAAAAAGTATGAAAACCAGATTTAACTGCGCGTTCTTTAGCTTCTTCTACTTGGTGCTTATTATGCTCAAATACAATATACTTCCAGTGTACTTGAGTATTACCCGTATTAATTACAGAACAAGCATTATTAAAAACATTTGTAAACTCTGTATTAATTCTATATTTAGAATGAGTATCTTCTAAACCGTCCATATCAAAATTTATAATATCATGTTTAGTTAAAATATTACCTACATCTGTCCAATAATCATGTCCATGTATACCACCATTAGTATGTATTAATAATCTTGTGCCATGTGATTTAACATAGCTAATAATTTCTCTAAAATGCTTGTTCATTATAGAGTCTCCAAAATTACCATTTAATACTAGCCAGTCTAAATTACGTAATAAGTCTGGATAAAATACTTGCTTAAAACTATTTAGTGTATAAGTATATAGCTTATCATTTAAATTTATACGTAAAGGTTTTTGTCTGTGACATGCAGGACATTTAGCATTACATCTAAAGGTTAGTTCCGTAGTGAGTTGTCTATATTTACGTGTCATTATGTAGGAGGGTTCAAACTTGTAATAGTAACAGTTAATCCTGTAGGTATAGCAGCATCTTTAAAAGTTATTTTACCTGTTCCTGCAGTATATAAATAATCTGTTGTTTTAGCTTGTGTAACTCCATCTATAGTAACAGCTATATTGTCAATTACAGCAGGGTTACCTGCTGGAGGAGTAGCTATAAAGAAATTATTATTACCTGCTCCTTCACCATCAGTGCTAGCAATAACATTAACTTTCATAATCTGGCCAACAGCGATATTAGCTGACACCACATTAATATTTGCATTGAGTCTAGTAAAAGTTACAAAGTCGTTAGCTTCAAAATCCGCAGTACTACCTTTACTATCTAGTTGTGTCTGAATAGAACTGGTAGCATCTAAAAAAGCTAATTCAGTAGAGGTAACAGATGCTAAAGCAGCTACTTTACCGCTACCGTCGGATACTAAAGCTCTAGAGGCTGTAAGGTCTGCAGTAGTAATAGTAGATACAGCACCTGCTATATTTGCCGCTCTTCTAGCTTCTATACCTACGGCCTCAGCAACAACAGCGGCAGCATTACTTACTCCAGCAGTTAACTGAGTTTGTATTGCACTAGTAACGCCATCTAGATAACCAAGTTCTGTACTAGTAACATCTGAAATAACAATCTTACCACTACCATCAGAAGCTAAAGCACGGGAAGCTGTAAGATTATCTTTATAAACAGTAGATACAGCACCAGATCTATTATCAGTAATAGCAGTATTTAAATCTGCTCCATTATATTTTAATGTACCTACTACTAAATTAGCTAAACCTGTAGGACTAATAACAACATTAGCATCAGGATCTCTAGTTTCTGCCATAGTAAATGACTTAGCAGATTCATCATAGAAAATAGCAGCATTACCCTCATTACCTCTATTCATAAAGATACCTACATCAGCAGAAGGGGCTCCTGTTGCAGAGTTAGCAAGCATAAGAAATCTATCTTGTATAACAGAATTAATAGTATTAGCAGTAACACTATCACCAAGTACTGTTAAATTACCTTGAATGACTAAATCATCTGCCATAGTAACTTGCCCAGTAAAGCCTGTAGTTCCGGCAAGTATAGCAGCTACATTAGTTGAAGTTTGATTTACATTATCTGTAGTTTGATTTATTTTTGTAACACCTGCATTAAGCTGAGTTTGTATAGATGAAGTAGCATCTACATAACCTAACTCTGTAGAAGTGACAGAAGCTAATATGGCTACCTTACCACTACCATCAGATACTAAAGCTCTTGAGGCAGTAAGATTCCCAGTAGTAATAGTAGATACAGCACCAGCGATATTAGCTACTCTTCTAGCCTCTACAGCTGTAACATTAGCGGTGGTTTGATTTACATTAGCAGCTAGATTCTGTTGTAACTGTATAGTATTAGCTGCATTAAGATTTATATTTGCTACAGTTTGTACAATATTAGAGGTGATAGTTAAAACATTAGCCCTTTCAGCAGCAGCATTTGCTGAAGTTTGTCTAACATTATTCTCAACTAAGTTAGTATTTGCATTAAAGTTTCCGATTGAAACAAGCAGATTAGCATCGTTAGCTAAATGCTCAAGACCAATAGACTTAACTCCATACATTCTATTGGTTAATGCAGAATTAGCAATTTTTTCTGCACTAACAGCATTTGAATCTAATACTGATGATGTAACTCGTGTTAGAGCCATATTTACTCCTTATTTTCCTCGTCTAGTTGAGAGAAAAACTCTGCTAGAAAATCTACTGATTCTAGTTGTTTTGTTTTAAAGGTATTTTCAATTTTATCTTCTAAAGTTTCTATAACAGGAACTTCTAAATTACTTTTACCAGCTTCTTTTATCTCATCATCTTCCAGTTCGGTAAAGAAATCAGATAAGAAATCTTTTTCTTCAAAAGGTTCAGATTCTCCTTCTTCAAAAAATTCTTTAATAAAATCTTCTACCTGTTCATCAATTGAAGGAGGTTTTAAAATTTCATCATAAGCTAATTCTACACAAGCTTTTTTACATAATTCTATACACCAGTCAATAACTTCTTCTTCAAGAGGTTCACAGTGATCACTAAACTGTTGTTCACTATATCTATTAGTTTCATCACCTCTTTGCTCAAAGTATATACCAATTATATCTCCTACTACTTCCTGTTCTACTCTTGGAACTTTTTCTGCTAATTTTTCAAAAGGAAAAGCTCTAGATACCAGTTTACCTTTATTTCCTGGTTCGTACTCTCTATAATCAAAAAAAACCATTTTTTGGTTCATCTCATCTATATTTACTTTAATATATTCCATCTATTACCTTTCTAGGTTTTTATTATAAATCTGGCTACGCCATGAGGAACTACAGCAGTATGTGTATGATTACCGATACTCACAGCAGAAATTAAGGAAACACCTCCAGCATCTTTAACTCCAGAAGATGCAGATCCAGTAGAAGTTGATAGTGTTGAACCGCCTGAAGCAGTGGTTAAAGTGCCTCCTGCTGCAAAGCTACCAGCTCCGGCACTAATAGGATGTGTACTACTTTGACCAATTACGGTTTTATCTGTAAAGTTTGGAAGAGTAAAAGTACTAGAACCATCTCCTGCACCATATCCTGTTCCTAGCACCGCAAATAAAGCTGCATAAGTAGTTCTACTAACTGTGCTACCGTTACAGTGTAAATATCCTGCAGGAACAGCTGCAGCACCATACATGATGATAGTACCCGCAGGCATTACAGGAACTGGTGCAGTAGTATCACCCATAATAGCCGATTGAAGTGCTAGGTTTGAAGTTACAGGTACATAAGTACCATTTGATCCTACCACAGTTATACCTGAACTTATTCCTTCTCTTCCGGGAGTATGGGCCACAGACACATTAAAAGTATTATTAGTATGTGCAAATACTATAGCAGCGTTAGCATCTGCATTTAATCCACTAATCTTAAGCTGGGCATTTTTTACACCAGTAGTTTCAGGAAACCATTTAGCCCCACTAGTAGGGCCATATTCGGTAGTAGGAATTATATTAACAAAATTAGTATTTAGTGGTTGAGTGCTAAAATTTGTTCTATCACTGGTTATACCGCCAGCAGCCACCATTAAGTTTGTAACTGAGCCATTAGTAGGAGGTATACCCACATCTATAAAATCAGTATCATTTCCAGCATTAGCTACATTTAAATAAAGTCGCGCATTACTGGCCATAGTTGCTCCAGCAGTGGCTGTTACTGTAGCAGCTAACTCACCAATCTCATACGTAGCAGCTTTACTTGCCATTGCAGTATAACCATCTTCGGTTCTAAGTGCAATACCCGCTCTTGTAAAATTACCACCTACTAATGAACTCTTCTTGTTTGCTAAATCTGAGATATATAAAGCTTTGATATTAGTATCTGTACGGTAATATAACATACCGTCTTGTTCACCTATTGCATCTCCAGCAGACGTTAAATTTACAGTAGTGGGAGTAGCAGCGCTTTTAAAATTAGTTAGAATAGAGCGTAATGTTGCATTAAACTGTGTTCTTGCGCCATTAAGTGACGTACCTGCTGTAGGTTCAATATAGGTATTTGAATCTGTTAATGCCATTTATACTCCTGTTGCTGTTAACATTACCGACATGCCTGATGTGACGCTTGCAGCAGCTCCCGTACTACTTCTAAATACTTGGTAGCTAATTGCTTGATTTGAAGCAGCAGTAGTTACTACCACATGAGGTTTATCACTATCTTCATCAATCATTGAATAGTTAATAACAGGTCTATTTAAAAATCCTGCAGAAGTAATATCAATAGTTTTTGTAGTAGCATCGTAGGCAGTTGTGTCTGTAAATGTTACAGTATCTTTTTCTATAGTATACCTAAATTTATCAATTGTAAAGTCAAATTGTTCAGGTTGTAAATTGTTCACAATAAATTTTAATTGGAACTGTCTAAATGTTCTCGATCCAGCTTGGTAAGATTGAAAACCATTATCTACTGAAGAACTTACAAATTTAGATACATCTACATTACCACAAGAAGCTAAAGTTGACGGAAGCACATTAGCAGTATATATTGCGGCATTATCAGAAGTTGAAGTTCTAATTAATGTTTGTGACTGAATTGACCCAAGATTACCTGCATAAGTATCTCCAGAACCAGTATCATTATATTGAGTTAAGTTAACTAATTTATAAGAGGATGCTACTCCGGTAATATTACTAATAGCGTTGCCCCCAGTAGATTCACCATTTGAATGGAAAGTAGAGCCAAGACGTATTTCATCAGCATCAATAGTACCTGCTATAAGAGCGTATGAGTTAGCATTTGCATAATCACCTTGATCTAAAACACCAGATGGCGTAGAATACGTATCAAAACCACTTGAATTAAGAGCAGAGGTTCTGTCAGCATTAGTATATAGTTGAACACTAGTACCGTTTACTCTATTAACATATAGTTCTCTATTGTTTATTTGAGTCATACCGTTTACACCATGAATAATAATTCTATCACCATTTACTAACCCATGTTCACTACCACTAGTAGTTACCACTGCAGGATTAGCTTTCGTAATCCCCGTAATAGCTATAACATTACCAGTATACTGTCCATCATTCCAAATAGCATATACAGTACCATCAACTCCGCCACTCATTATTGTTTTATTATTAGCATCAAATCTAGGATTTGGAACAGCAGTATTTGAAAAACCTAATATATGTCCTATACCACCAAAAGCTGTTTCTTTTAATACACCAGCTGTTCCCGATACTTCAGTAACTCCCGATAAAATAGTAGATTTAGTATCATTATAGCCTGTTTGTATAGTTTGAGATGCAGTGATATCAACAAAAATAGAGCCAGTAACTACTGCACCAAAGTCTCTAATTTGTGTAATATATTCTCCATTAGCTGTAGCTAATAGATCAGAGACTGAAGAAGAAGCTGAAAATCCTATAGCAGTACCATTAGCATTGTCTACAATACTACTCTGAGTATGGCCGCCTACATCGCTAAAAGCTCTACCACCTGTTACTGAAGTAGTAAATGAAGGAAAATTAGATTCACCCTTATTAGTATTTGGGATAAAAGTAAAATCTGTAGCAGGATCATCTTCATTATAGGCTGCCACAACTGTATTTCTAGCTGGTCTTGTGGTAGTAATAGTAATTCCTACAATACTTTCACTAAAATTACCACTAGTATCACGAGTTCTAGCAAGATAAGTAAACTCCCCAAATATATCAATTGGAATTGATTTACGAGCAGTACCTGCTGATACAGTAACTAAAGGCTGTGCACTAAGAAAAGTGTCTATGTTTGCCGCAACATCACCTGCACTACGTCGTATAACTACCTCTTTTAAATCAAGATCAGCTAGTTCTGCATCTGTAGTTCTTTCGTACTGCCAAAGTAGAGTAAGTTGGTCAGTTTGTTGGCCGCCGGTAAAATTAAATATGTTAGCTGGTTTAGCAGTTTTACCTATAATTGATTTACTAATAATAGCTGAAATACCTCTAACACTCTTATTTAGGGGTACAATTTTAAAAATAATGTTTTTTGTATCACTAGTAATACCTCTATTTATATTAGAAACTGTAAATCTAATTTTACCATCATCTTCTACACCAGTTGCAGGTACTTTAACTGTATTAAATGAAGTTAGATCTTGTCCACCATCATCACTTCCTACATCATCTACGCTATCCATTTTATAAGATATTTCATAGTCAGTAACTTCCTGCCCAATTATATGAGTAAATTCAACAGTAGCTCTAACAGATACACCACCAGTCTGTTCTCTATACATTGATTCGCTTACAGATAAATCACGTACTTTTTGGATAGGAAGATCTTGTACTGTAATTGTTTTAGTTACGAAAGGACTAAATCTACCAGTAAGACTTTTATTTCTTGCTTTAAGAGTGGTTACTCCTTCGCCTAAATCTTTAATTGTCTTATCTTTAATATCAAAAAGTTTATCAAATTCAGAGCCTATTTGTACATTATAAACTCTATTATTAGCAAGTCTAAAGTTACCTGGAAAAGTTCCTTTATTATAGTCTAAAGTACCTAATCCTGAAGAAACATTATTTAGCGTACCTGTAGGATCAGGAGATACATTAATAAATGTAAATCCTGCTAAATTTGCTCTAGGCGCAGTCTCAGTTTGTAGTCTATATATATAATTTGCTGTAATAGCTGCATTATATGTTGCATGTGCGACATCAAAACTAGTATTTACAACAGGAAAAGTATTACCCGCAGATGTCTGAACATTATCACCAACTTCTATAACAGGAACGGTATAATAATCTACTTCTGCTCTAAAGGCTGTATCACCAGATTGAGTAGTATACTCAATGTTTGCATTCATACCCGCTGCAGCATCAATATTTAAATTAACTGTATACTGACCTGAACTTTTTTCAGTACCATCTATAAACAATCTAACAAAATTTGCATGCCTGGGCCTAACAGATAAGTCTACAGTAGTAGTAGGGGCCTCAGTTTCTCCACTTTTTATAAAAACTGATTCAGAACCTGATACATAAAAACTGTTATTATTATAATGTCTAGAATCTAAAAGCTGATTAATAGTAACATAAAAAGGAGTAGTAGGTAGTACAGTATTTAAAGCTGTTCCGTTAGTAATAGGATTATCAATTTTAATTATATCAGTAGCTACAGTATGAGACTCAATTTGTCTACTAATAACACTTTCTATACCTGTAAAGCCAACAAAGTTTCTTTGACTTCCATCATTATTTTTATCTTTAACAGGTATACTAATAAAGTCAGCACCTTTTAAATTACCAAATACCAACGAATCATTAGTATCTAGAACATGTCTATGAAAATTTTCATCAAAAACGTGTACTAATCCTTCTATTGTAAGCTGAATCTTACCACTACTTGTTCCTCCTTCAGTATCGACTACTGATACCTCTGTACAAAGTAATTTTATTTCTCCAATAGAACTTGAAAAACCATTTTTACCTACTATAACAGTAGGATTAGAATCGTTAACCATAACATTAGATTGCTCTAACTTTACAGAGAATGCCCCGTCAGGTTTAATATGTGCATTGGAAAGTAAAGTAGCTCCTATTGCCGGTTTTGAAATAAAATATTCTGTTTCTATCTGTAAGCCAAAATCAGTTATATCTGTAGCTTCAGTTATTACACCATCTACAACAACTGAGCCATCAAGTCTTCTTCTAGGTGTAGGAGTAAAAGTAAAGTTTGGAGGAGGTGGTACGCTTAGTGCTGATTGTATATCAGTATAAGCTGTAGGTACGTAGTCAATAAAGGTATCAGAATCTACATATATATTAGAAATATACTCAGTAGCATTTAGTTCTATTTCATTACTTTCGTTATCTCTGCCTATACCAAGTACTTTAAATAGTTTACTATCTTTAGCAGAGTAAAAATTATCTAGGCTATTTACATATCCTAGAGTCCAAAGATTACCTTTTTTAGGAGCATTATTTGCAGTAAAAGTTGATATAGACTCATACACCCCTCTAATAGGATTCCATCTTGATATTGGATTTACAATAGCCCCATCAAAACCTGTATCAACAAAATCTGACTGAGTTAACGTAAAAATAGTATTAGAAACTATATACAGATCAATTCTTTCATCTTCTAGATCAATAATACGTAAAGCTATTGGTCCTGTATTAGCAGTAAAAGTAGTCGTGGCTAATGAAGGTACAGTAAAATGCTCTAAAAAAACATTGTGATTTGTACCAACACCACTATTAGTAGATATTTTGCCTCCAAATCCATAGGCAATACCATTTTGTTGCTGGCTAACAGCAATTACATCTCCAGGAGCCAAGCTTAATGCATCAGTACTGGTTGTAAATGTTACACTTCTTCTAATATATTTAGATGCTGCAATCTGGTATTGGGCAAAACGAATAGCTTGACTTCTTCTAGTAACGCCCGCTAAGTCTAATGAAGTGATATTAGGAATAATATTTTTATCTATACCACTATTTGATCCTTCTTGATCTACTCTTACTGTTTCTCTTTTGTAATGATTATTAACATCAATGTAACTAACATCTACTCCTGATAAAATATCCTGCTGTTTATTACCTTGTAACTCAAATGACCCAGCTTTCATATTTGTTTCATTAAATATCATTACAGGAACTTCGTCAGGCATATCAACAGCTAAAGTAAGTTTACCTATTGAGTAAACTAGTGCGGCCCTAAAAGAAGCACATATAGCATTAATATGATCCATTGCTAGTTTTTGATCAGCAAGAGTAATATCCAGAGTAAATCTACGTTCTTTTATTTTAGTGGTATCACTAAGTCCAAGTTGATTCTCTCTTACTGAAAAGAATGAACCCCTATTTCTATGTCTAAAAGTGCCATCAGCTAAAGCATCGACTCCTACAAATTTTCCAGTGGTAAAATCACAAGCATCACAGTATTGAGCTATTTGGTAAAATCTATATTTATCAATATTTTCTTCTGGTAAACTTAAACCATAGGTTGTATTTGTTAAAATATCATAAACTATCCAAGCAGGATTTTGAGTCCATGAGTATACAAAAGTACCATCCCAAGCACCTTTATAAATTTGAGGGTCTCCAGTTTGTACTGAACTACCACCAGTCTGTTGAAGTAGATGACTACCTGGAGTTTCACTTTCAACATATCGCCAGTCTATCTCACCATTTTCAAGTATAGGCTGATTATAGTTACTAGGAACTTTAACTAATAATCCTTTTATCATAGAGGTAAAAGTAGGAATCCCACCAATATGCTCATTTTTAGCTTTTAAAGCGTAACCAATATGAGCAGTTCTGGGATATGCTTGAGGTTTATTTTCAATTTCATTCCAGCTTACCGCACTCACAGTTTCACTAATTTTAGAATTAATAGTATCTTTACTAGTTTTTGAAATACTAAATCTATAACCAAGAGCATTTTGACTTGCAGCAGGGATATTTATAGTTTCTGAAAAACCAAAAGGCACAGTAGTTTTACCATGTATAGTTCTTGAAAGTGTAGCAATCTGCGTGCTTCCAGTGTGATCAAAAACAACTATTTGTATAGCCACACTGTGCTGAAGTACGTCACCCTTATCAGTTACTTCTTGAAGAGCACCAATACGAAAATTAAATTGTAAAGCGTCCCAAGCAAAAGCAGATGTTTCTTGTAAAACAACACCATTAGCAGGAACTCCTTCTGCGTCACCTTTTCTAAGACCAACTGGAGAAGCAAAATTTTGAGGAGTAACTGTGGTTTCGCCAAAAACATCTAAACGAGTCTGATTAATAGTACCGGTATTAGCTAGTGTAACAAAATCTTCCGATTTTTGTTCACCATCTCCGTCAATATTAACTAAGTCATCAATAGTTCCGTCATTAATATTAATATCTTGGGGCCCATTAGGATTTATTCTGTATATTGGTCCTTCCCCAAGACCTACTACTACAAACATGATATCAGTAGAAAATAGATTGTTAGGATCTTCTTTAGGAGAGCCTTTACCACCTTTTGATCCATGAATAATAGGAACACTTATACTAGCGTGTTGTGTATATTGTCTATGTACCATCAAACTCAGCTCCTACATTTACTTGATCTGACTTACCATGTCGATTAGTTTGAATATATCCACTAAGAAATTGCCCACTAACTCTCATTAATCCATAATGAAGAGGAATAGGGGTACCGCTTGAGGTAGTATTTTTTAAACTACCAAACATATTATTATCTCTAACATTTTCATCACTATTGGATTTACCACTTTTAGTAAAGATTTTGGAAACTATATTCATAAGTAAATTACCCGCCATCTTTTTTAGAAAACCACTCATACTAA